CCTTTCTAAACTGTTGGTGATATTCAGTATCGTTCTGTTCAGTATACTTTTTAGCGTACTCAAATGTCCAGTGAGTACGTCCAAGCTCATCGTTATACAACGGGTGAGTTTCACGAAGCGTACCGTCTGCAAACTGTTCGATAGCAGATTTGATATCACCTGTACGTGCTTCAGCACCTTTACCAAACTCTAAGATAGTACTACGGACATTTAGTAATCCAGAGCTTTTAATATCTAGACCAGCTAACTGAGCTTGAGGTAGTACAGTTTTAATAAACCGTGCACCGTCTTCAGTACTATACTGTCCCGGATTATTTTGAATCTCGGAAAGAAAAGCTGCTACTCGTTGTTGTACATCAGCCTGACTTTGAGCACGGCGATTTTTGAAACCTTGAGTTTCAGCATCTTTGAGTTTATTAGACAGTTTATTGAACAAACCAAAATAGTGTTTTCTAACAGGACCGTTAGAAGTTATAGCATCACCAAAACGATCAATATCAAAAGGCATACCAGCTTTTTTAGCTTCAACAACGGTATCTATAAACTGATCTCCAGCTTTACCTTCACCGATACCGTAGTTTTCACCTGATACAGGGTTTGTAGCCGCCGCTGTTGTAATAAAAGTCTGAAAAGATGTACCTAGTTCTTCCAAAGAAATTTTAGAATCACCTACGTCTGTAACCATTTTACGGTTCAGATCAGCCCGCTGGCTTGTACCTCTCCTACTTCGGATTTCTTTATGAAACCGCTTTTTAATTTGACTAATGTTTTGATTGAGTACAGGTATAGTGTGCTTGGCAATGATTTCCATAGGCAGTGAACTCTGCCCTGCAACTTCATCGACACCCAACGCCCTTTCTTTCAGTTTCTCAATAACTAAGTCAGAAAGAGTTTCAGACAGGTTCGGATCATTGATCGTAACCTCACCATGGTTTTCTATAAACACCGTACCTGTATTGGTTTTACGCTGTTTGGCTGCCCATTCAGGTAACACAGTGCCAAGCATCTTGGCGACTTCAATATCACGGTATACAGCAGCGCGTCCGGTCACACCGATCATGAACCCGGCTTCTTCAGCAAGCCCTTCACGAGACATTTTACGAATCTCAGGGGCGGCTGCGTCACCAAGTTTCTGGGCTTCCTGTCTACGTTTTTCGTAGTCACTTAAAGCCTGCTCTAACTTTTCAGGACTTAGATGTGATAATTTTGCAGCAACGGCTGACTTGGCTTCGCTCTCGCGGCGCTGGATTTCCATACCAGCAACTTGTTGCATTGCATTAGGAAGAAACTCATAAAGCTGCTGCATTTGTTTAGCAGAGACTTCCTGACGTTTGTACTCCTGAATACCAGAAGTTTCCATGTTTTGGAAACTATTTGCAATAACTGCTAGTTTAGCTTGTAGCCCAGGATTAGGATCTGGGACTTGTACTGGCGCAAAGGCTTGCCCTTGGGCTGCACCTTGGAACGCCACTTGTTGAATTTCTGGTAGTTTCATTTTTTAGCAAACATCTGATCGACTTCGTAGCCAAACTTAGCCCCTTGAATCAAGCCTTGGCCGATCTTAAGAGCTGAATTCAATCCGTGATTAAAGCCAGTACCACCATAAGTAGTCTGTGCCATTTCAGGGATCGGTCCTTCTAGAATAGTTCCGTGTGCTGCAACGTCAGCAGCGTATGCTTGAGCACCAATTTTACTCATGTTCCTAGCACCTTGCTTAAGAACACTTTCTTCGGTGAGAGCCAGCCGTGCTTCACTGTGACCAAACTCAGCGGCAGTTGCAAGAGCAATAGCTCGATCAGCACTTCGTCCGTAACTTTCTGTAGCAGCAGCGTAACCTTGCGCCTTCATTAACTGTTTAATCAATGCTTGACGCTGGTCACTGAATCCAAGAAATGTTTCTTGCATCCGTGCTTGTTCTGTTTGCCATGAAGAATTTGCTGCTTTGAAATTCTCCACCATCTGTTCTTTAACGCGATCAACTTTACGTTGATGGGCGCGTTCCCGCATCTGGTTCATGATGCGAGTCTTAGCAATACTCAAGGTGTTGCTGTACTGCATTGAAGCAGCTTTTGCAATCATCTGCTGTGATTCAGCACTAGCACCTAACGCCCCGGTAATCGCACCGACACCAGCACTAATCGCGGTACCCCACAATTCCATTGTCATAGTAATACCATTTCTACTATATAAGTGTTAGTCAGAGTACTAGGAAATACTCTTAGAATTTTAAAGCCAAAAAATTGAGCCATTTTTATAGCTTGGGTATATTCAATACCAGTATGGTTCCAAAGCAGCCTTGCTTTTTTAACCTTACGGAACCATCGTTTTAGATATTTGATACAGGCAACTGGATACTTTTCCATGGCTTTACACATGTGCATCCATAAGCAACCTGAATCCATACCAACGATAGCTACAGGCTCGCCGTCACTGGTAGAAAAGTAAAAAGCCTCACTAGAGGAGATGTCCTCAGCAAGGCTTAATACGGGATTTTCTTTATACCTAAGTAGATCTTGTAAACTATTATCTAGTAGATTGTCCAGCACAGCTGGTACATCGTTGATAGTAGCTGGTCTTACTGTGATGTTAGGGGTGGAAGTAGGCATTAGGATCTACTGTAGAATCGGGTGTTGTAATTACCTTCCCACGACAAGCTATTAAGACTGACAGGGAAAGCAGTATCACCTTTGATGGTGAGTTTGATATTAGTATTACGTTGGAAGATAGGAACAACGTGTTCTGCAGAAGCAGACAAGTTGACGTTACCTAAGTTGTAACTATAAGGCAGTGTAACGTTAATCACATTGTCCCAAGTATCCTTACCAGTGATGTCTACGTTATAAGTGACAGGACCGCTAAGACCTGTAGAAACTTTGATACGATGGATAATAAGATCGGCGCTAGCATCAGTAACGTGCTGCCTGTTCTCGGTTTGACCGAAGTAGAACTTAGGCATCTCGATGGTCATATCGTATAGATAACCAAAGATCAGGTTACGTCCACGATAGTCACCGTCAATCTCAGCATAGTGATCGCTACCAGAGGTACCCATAGTAACAGTAGAGCCTGTTAATACAGCACCAATAGAATCAGCAGCAGCAACGGTAGTACCAATGTAACCTCCAAGAATAACAACACAAGGGCTTTCCCCTGTGATGTGATTGTAAGGAAGAATGATTCTGGTCTTATCAGTACTGCTATCGTAAGTACGTTCCGGGTTGATGGTAAACATGTCCATACACACGTCTGTCTTCTCACCAGTGCTCAGGGTCAAGAAACCTTGTTCACTGGATTGAGTCAAGTCATAGGACTGTACGAACACGTTGGTACCATCATGGGTAACAGCGTAGAACGTCGTTTCATCAAAGAACTGCTCTAGCAGCTTACCAGTCAGTTGCCATTTGTACCAAGTAGCAGCTAGTTTCTCCTCACCGTTTCCATAATACCTATATTGATACAAGGTGTCACTACCTTGCTGACCAAATGACAGCAGCGATAGAGCAGGTGATGCAATAAAAGTATCTACGTTTGAAGGAATGAGTTCAGAAACGTTGTCAGTGAGCGCACCAGGGGCTGCAGGGGCTTCCTTTCGGATGTTTGATAGTTCGTACACCCTGGTCCACAGAAGCGTCTTAGAGACGAAACTGAGCGTAGTACCAAGAGATACGGAAGCAATGTTTTTATCACACTCAAAGTTAGAAAGAGTGTTGACTTTAGCAGTGGTAGGGCTGAGAATGTCAGCATCAGTAGAAAGCAGGAACTGCTCGTTCTGACCAAACAACACCAGACCGACGCTAACCGTCTGCACGTAAGCTAGGTTAACCGGCTGCTGTGACGTAGCACTCAGGTCAATAGGATCGTCAGCTGCAACAAACTGTGCCGAACCACCAAAGAAGTTAAAGTAGTCACCAGCCTTGCTGAGGATGACGTTTTCGTTAGATAGGAAACCTAGGCGGTTACGGTAGAAGAACATATTGTTGATCTTCTGACCGATAAAACTAGGCACCGGATTAGTAGTGTTATCACCGACTAAACGGTCAGTCCAGGTAACAGCTTCATATTTAAATGAACCGTCAGTTTGACGTACAATTTGATGAGGCATTGTTAGCTCATCAATTTCATATTTCAAACCAGGAGCTACAGTTTCCTCCCACACACCAGGACCAACAGAAGCGCTGTCCTGTGTATGAAACTCCACCCACATATCATCAGCGTCAACAATGTCACTGTTGTACACTTTTAGGGTGTAACCATCAGCGCACTGGTTAGGCAGACGACCCACCACGTTGATCTCGTTTTGGAAAACGTAGAGACCTTCTTCAGTGGAAGAACCAGTAGTGGTAATAGTGAAAGCACTCGTACCAGTGATGTGGATACCAGGACCAACAGCTACAGCGGTAATACCAGAAATAGCGTTGATACTAGACTGAAGACTAGATACAATCGTACTGGCGTCTTCTACTCGTACACTGGTGTCAGTTGCAGTCGTATAAGTATAATCTGTTCCGTTGATTCTGACAGTGTACTTAGCGTTATATGCAACGACACCAATCACCACAAAAGCCTGGTTTGGCAGAGCTGCGGCGGTGGTGGTTTTCATAGCCGTCGTCTTAGCTTTATTCAAGACGAAGGTATAATCGTTGATAGTCAGCAGCTCGATGTCATCAGCTGTAGCACCGTTGAGGTACTCAGTAGATGGGATGGAAGAGATAGCACAAGCAGTCACTTCCGAATCATATGCAGTTTCAGCTGTAGCCTCTGCAGACTGTGCGTTGTCGTAGTCAGTCTGAGCGGTAGTCAGGTTAGTCGTAGCTGTGGTCAGTTGACCAGATGTGTGAGTAGCAGCAGCTGTGAACCTAATCTCATAGATCTTCAGACCCTTCTGCTTGAGGATAGGGTACTCATCAGTACGCTCATCACCCAACGTGTAACCACTAGCAAAGGTGGTGTTAGTGTACTGACCAATGACGCTACCAGCGTTAGTAACAATGTACTTAGAACCATCATAGACCACACCAGACTTTACAGTTTGGTTGTAGTAATCATCATAAGTAGTAGTTACTTCAAACAGGGAGCTTTCAACACCAGTCTGACCATCATCAGTTTCAGCAAAGGTAGCGCCAAACTCATTCAGATCTTCTAGCTCAGCAGCAGTGGTGTTGATGGCAGTACGATAAGTATTAAGATCAGTCTGTAAATTAGTGTAATTACAACCACTAGGCACACCCTTTGTACCGGGTGTACCCATCTCTACCTTACGTGGTTGACCATCTAACAGTCCCCAAATACGGAAGATATTGTCATCATATTGTGCAACATATTTTTCGTTCGCATCCCGCAGGATTGAAAACCACTTGCCGGAAGTAGAAGCATCTTTTAGTTGAGCTACAAACTTACCGCCAGGACGCTTCAGCATTCCCAAAGCGTAGTCAGGGAAGACGTTCTGAGCGTCCACCACCTGACCAGGAAATTTCAAGTTGTCGGGTTGTTGCGAAATGCCAAGCAGAAGGGTTGGAATCCTTTGGGTCAGTGTACTCATCTCATCAGCGCATGGAACGGTTGATAGTTGTTGTAGTAATTCTCACCATCACGCCAACCAAAGATGCTGTAATCTGCTTGATTACAATCATACTCCAGTGCAGCAGCACGGGTTTGAATCTCCTGTTCCTGTAGGAGTTGGAACAGAGTGGTATCACCCACCATTTTATTAGCTGCAAGCCGTGCAGCCCTGGCGGTGATGTACAGTTGGATAGCAGGAGGAACGTCCTCAAACTCAAACAACCAAGTTACATCGGCTTCAATAGTATCTTCCCACTCATAAGTGTGCTTCAGTCTATCGTAGAACTTACCGTCCCGACGCACTGGATCAAAGTCATCACGGTGTTTCTGTTTGGTAGTATCTAACTGAAGAACGTTAGTGGGGTATGCAATATGTTTGGTCGTTGAATCCGGGGTGAATTCGTAGCCACGCTCAACGTTATAGTTCCAACCTTCAGCTTGAACTTGTTTGTTAACTTCACGCAGGGTGGTAAGAACGATAGCTACTTCAGGATTTTGTAGGTCGAGTGTGGTGACAGGAGCCTGTCCCACAGAGCTTAGTATTTGGTTAACAGCATCCAGTTCTGTGGACGCAGCATAAGTGGCAGGCATAGTTCAAAATAAAAAAAAGGAGCCCCCGAAGGAGCTCCCGTTGAACAAATATTTAATTGGATCAGAATGCGGCAGGCTTGGTGCCGGTGCCAGCAAACAGTTCCACGCAAGCAGCGGGGTTCAGGTAATCAGCTCCCATGGCCAAACGACCCAGGATGACGTCGCCCTGGTAAACCACGGACACGTCACCGGAGGTAACTTGAACCTGAGGACCGATAGCCTCAACACAGCCAGCACCTTCGCGTTGGAAGATGAGACCGCAGCTGTTAGCGAATTCGGTTTCTTCACCGTACTCGTTGTTGATACCGGTAACATCGTTAGCAGCATCCTCAACAGCCTCAGACACAAACGAACCGGTGTTACCAGGATCGGTGATACCGGGGTTAGTGGCAGAGCCAGTACCATACTTGGTACCGTACTGGGAGAAGAACGGAATGTTCATGGACTTGAAGATCTTGATACCGGCGATCTCAACGATGCCGTTACCACGCTGGCGAGCAGTACCTTGCTCGTCGCGGTTGATCAGACCATTCTCACCAACCTGTTGGATCAGTGCATAGTACTGGCGGGGGTTCAGAATCCCCACCCGGCCTTCCTGGCTGACGCCCTTTTCGTCAAGGGCAGCAGCTGCGTCATAGAAAGCAGCCACCAGATTGTTTGCACTGTAAGCGTCAGAAGCGTTAGCGGTAGAACCGACACGGATCTGAGTACCACCAGGCTCAACAAAGCCAGTCTTGGTGATAGGAGAAGCGGCGCGAGCGCCACGGGTCAGAGCACGGAAGATCAGACGATCGTACTTCTGAGCCAGAGCATAGCCGATCTTACGGGAGATCTCGCTACGCAGGTCGTAATGAGACAGAACTTCATCGAGTTCGTACACGAAAGCCGAGCTGATCAGGAGGTCATCACAGGTGATGGTCTTCTCAGCCACCGGGGGTGCACCATCGGTGTTACCGAGAATAGCGTTGCCGGGAGTATGGAACTCAGCTTTGGTGTGTCCAGTGTAGATGAACTGGAGACTCTTACCGTTGGTAAGGGTACGCTTCATCACAAGATCGCGAGCGATAGCATTGTGCTGGAAGCCTTTGAACATCTCGCCGCTAAAAAGCTTGAGATACAGAGCGCGGGCGTCACCCGTGCTATTAGATTGACCAGGACGAGTCAGGCTCGTGGTCAAAGTAGAAGATTGTTGTGCCATTTTAAAGGAGTAAAGTTTATAGACTTGCTCCCAAACGTTTGGAAAATTTTTTTTGTGGTCTATCCCACCGTCTAGACGGCGAAGGGTGTCCTCGTAAGGGCCTACGCCAAGAGGAGCCAGGTCCGACTCTGAGGTGCCTGACTCCCGCTAATTACAGAAGGTCTTTAAGACACTTCTTTTGTTTGCGACACTGCGGTTTTTTATCGCCACACTGTCCGCACCGCTTGAACACAGAAGGGTTTTCCTTGCTGGGGTCCAGACGGGTAACGTTAGCTTTTACTTTTTTAGATTGTTGAGGCATTAACGTTGAATGGTTTTGGTGTAAGACACGCCGCGATACTTGTAGGTGACTTGAACAGCCATGATAATCTCCAAGTACCTGACCCCCGTTCCATGATCAGGTGACATGCGTCCCACTAAGGGGATGAACGGACGGCGTTTAGTCGTCAGCCAACTGCGGGAGCGGCCAAGGCGACAGGAGTAGTTTCAACAGAAGCAAGGTCCAGAGGGAAGTTGTGAGCATTTCGCTCGTGCATGACTTCAAACCCCAGGTTCGCTTGGTTAAGGATGTCGGCCCAAGTACGAACAACACGTCCCTGACTATCAAGAAGGGACTGGTTAAAATTAAAGCCGTTAAGATTAAAAGCCATCGTGCTGACACCAAGAGCAGTGAACCAAATACCAACAACAGGCCAAGCAGCCAGAAAAAAGTGAAGGCTGCGGCTATTGTTAAAGGATGCGTACTGGAAAATAAGTCGTCCGAAGTATCCATGTGCAGCTACAATGTTATAGGTTTCCTCCTCTTGTCCAAACTTATAGCCATAGTTCTGAGACACATCCTCAGTCGTTTCGCGTACAAGACTAGACGTGACAAGGCTACCGTGCATAGCACTAAACAGGCTACCCCCAAATACACCAGCAACTCCCAACATATGGAACGGGTG